TGTTACTAATATATGCTGCCATTATTTAACTAATTAGAATCTATCTTGGAATATTTATAAATCATTTATTCATAATGTCTAGAAGGAGAGTTTTAATCTCATTCATATCCTGTTTTAAAGAATCCAAATCACTACGCATGTCATCAAATTTTCTTTTTTCTTCATATTTTCTTTTAGAAAGTTCCATAAATTTATCAAACTCTCCTTTATTTCGATTTACGATTGCATTTGATTCCATATCTCTGACATGAGTTTTGTCAGTTTCTACTCTTAAATACTTTTCCATTACTCTATTTCAAAAGATCTAAGAGCAATTGCTCTAAAGTTTTTAATTCTAGGTGGTTTTGCCTGATTAGTTGATGTCATAATAACTTTAATCATAAATTTGTTAAATTGTGGGGTGTTTTCTGCAGTAAATTTATATTCACTAAAAGTATTACGTTTTGCATTTGGTTTTACTGTATTATCTGGTAATCCATTCTTGTTGAATGGTACATAAATTTCCTTACTAACTTTCCCATCATTTCTAACTAACTTATAGAAAGCTCTAATATCACCTTCTGCTTCTCTATGTCCATCAAACTGAACCGTCAATGAATTGGAAACAAACTCCAGATTAATTAACTTTGTTTCATATATTGCATTGTTTGGATCTGAACCTGGAACTTTTGTTCGACTATCAGTTTCAAAATCATCAACTCTATCATCAACTAGATTGCTAAGTAATATTGCATTGGCATTATCTAAATCAATCATTGGTGAAACATCTTCATTGTCAGTTGTAAGGGTTAACTCAAGAGAAAGAGATTTGTTGTTATCAAGTATATGATGCTCATTTGTTCCAGATGCAACTATTCTTGGACTATCGAAGTAATTAGTTTTATTTAACGCAACCGCTTCATAACCCATGTCTTCAAATGAAGCTTCATTTCCACTTAAACTTGTTCCTGAAGTGGTTTTAATTCTAGAAGAAATACTTGTTCCTGTAGGTGTAATTGATGTTATCTGTGGATCTATTGCCTCAAATGGAATATTTTGACTTACACGTACATCATTTCCACCACCAGATTTAGTTGTAATAAATGATGGTTTAGTTGAATCTGTAGATACTTTTATATGATAACTATTAAATGTTTTTTCTCTAGGATCAATATCGTGTCTTTTATTAATTTTTCTTAGAGAAATACCATTAAATTCATACTTATATACGTACGCCTTTGCTTTATGATCTGACTTTCTACGATCATCAGTGCCAGCATCTACAGCTCTACCAATATCTGTTAGAGTATTACCTGATACACCAGTATATTTGATTACTTCTTTGTCTATTTGAACATATCCAGTATTTCCAGTGCCTACTGCTGTTCCCTCAAAAGTATCAAATCCAGTTGCATCTGCAAGAGATATAACAGAAGTATCATCATCAATTTTTTGTGTTAATGTAGTTGGTTTAACGTCTGATTTGAATCTTCTAATTCTAACTTCATTTGTGTTTGAATGCATTCCATGATTCTTATGTCTAACTTTCATTGTATATCCGTCTCTTATGGGATCATCAATTATAGATGTTATATCAGCGTTAGCAATTACATTTTGACCTCCACCATCAGGATAGTGTCTCATATCTACATTAGACACAAAATTGTTTTTAACATCATCTAAAATAATCACGTTTGTACCACCAAGTCCAACATGAGATTTCACAATAACTCTAACTCCTGATCCAGTTGCACCAAGAGGATTCAACATCAATAAATCACCAGGTGCATAACCAGAACCACCATTTTGAATATTAATATTTGCAGCAGTTACTGCACCATTTTGAACTGTGACATTTGCAGTTGCACCTTGACCAAATCCAGTTAAACTTGTAAATCCAATTCCACTGTATACTTGAGCAGATCCACTTGTAGGTGTAAGTCCAATACCAGTATTTGCAACCACTGTTAAATTACTACCTGATGCTCCAGTTTTTATTGGGCCTCCAACAGCAAATACTTTTCCTGTATGAATAAATCCACTTGTTGCATCAGTTTGTTCAAATTTATCTCCTTGAGAATATATTGTTTGACTTGTTCCTAAAATAATGCTAACTCTTTTTGAGAATGCTGTTATCGGATTTTTTCTTTTAAGTTGATGTGGTCTCACTTTTGAATTGTAAAGTAAAACACTTGATGGTGCATTAGTTACAAATTTTGCTTTATTTAATTTAAATTTAAGATCTTCGTACTGACTGGGTGTCCATGTACTGTTATTTTGAGATTTAAATAAAGAACCCAAAGTTGGTTGTGTTGCATTTAACCCTTGGGTGATTAAGTCAGTTTCACCCATTCTGTTAATAAATGCCAAATAATTAAGTGTATATGGTGCCATTAATACTATACAATATTCCACACCACCTTGTAGATAAACAGGTGATTTAAACTTAAATGTTGTTGGGACACTACCGTCATCAGATACATTTATATCTCTTGGTTTTATTTTTGTTTCACCAAATGGAACAATAGTTGCAGTTGGTATTCCATCTCTCATCGTTCTGATTTGAACAGAAACTGGCACTTTTTTATCTTTGGTTTTGAAGAATACTTCTCCACTAGTGATAAAAATACCATCACTATAATTTTCTGGCGATATAAGGAATGATTGTGCTAATGGATCTCTTCTTCCTCCCCTTCTGCTGTTCCCTCTTCTAACTCTTCTCCTTCTAGAGGGAGAAGTATTTCTTATTCTATCTCTACTTTCAGATCTTTCTCTTTCTGTAACCACCTCAGTTCTTCTTCTGTTAAATGTTCTGGATACATCTTCTCTTCCAACCTCTACTCTTTCAATCACTGGTTGTTTGATTGATAAAGTTTGATCTTGAGTGCTAGTTTGATATCCACTTGCAAAGTATTCTGCTTCTGCTGAACTAGAACCAGGATCTAATATAGCTGCGTTACCTGGATCAGTAGTTATTCTAATTGTATTGTTTCCAGTTGTGAATACAGGATTACTTGCAATTTTTGGATCGGGAATATGTAAGGAAAAAATTAAATTTCCGTTATCATCACTAATCAATTTTATACTACTAACAAGTGCTTCTGCAGACCCATCTGCATTTACAAGACTCATTCCTTTGTAAACATATCCGCTATGTTCAACATTATTTTCCAATGACAAATCAGCAGTATCAATATTTAATACTTCACTAGTGCTTGAATATGCTGAAGATAATGTTGTATCTGGATATGGTAAATTTGTAATAACTTCCACTGGATTATTATATGGCCCTTCTAGATGATTTGGAGTTGCTACTCTAAATTTAATTTCAGGAACTGAAGATGTTTCATTAGATTGTGAAATACTTTCAACAATATCATTAACTGCAAAGGTTCCTTTTACCATTTGAATTGGAAGAAATTTAGGGATAGCATACTTAGTCAAATCAGTATTTTCCATGAAGACATAATATCTTGTGTTTGGTTTTACTCTTTCAGCAAAAACTTGGACATTTCTAGATCTAACATTGTAAAGAACATTCATTCCTACAACTTTAGTTCCTAAATCTATAACCTCTTCATTAGCAGACAATTCTAAACCAAATTCTCTTTCTACACCCGTTTCTTCAAATGTTTGTCTAATAGTATTTCTAACATCTCTAGTAGTTGTTGTAGTTGTTACCCACGCTCTTGTATCTCTTCTTCTACTTGTCTCTGTTCTACTCCTAAGTACTCGCCTATTAATAATATCTTCATCAATTAAAGTAGCACTATCTCTACCATTCCAAGTAGTTTCATGAGAGTTCCAGAAACTTGATGCCATTCCACCATTTTCATCATCAACTCCTAATAAATCTGCTATTCCATCAAAGACACTATCAACTTGAATATTCTGCGATGGTAAAACTGTTTCTTCAACCCAAAAATCATTACTTGGAGTTAATTCAATTTTTCCAACAAAAACATCAACAAGAAATGGATTTAAATTTTCAACTCTAGTAGCATTTGGTTGATCTATGAATGTTTCTTCCTCATAACTTAAAGTTAAAGCAGATCCTCCTCTTGTAATATTAGAATCGGCAAAATCATCAACAAAATTATAATCCGAAGTTATTGGATTTGCGATTGTACTATTTGTTTCAAAAACCAATGAAATATTTCTTTCTGTAGATCTTGGTCTACACTCTCCTCTTACTACATCAATATCAAAATTAGAGTCACCCACCAAATTATGTGTTTTATGATCTTGAAAATTATCAACGAAAAAACCAGACTTAAATTTATCTAATCCAGTATTAGGGTCTTTTATTGATAAATTTTTAGTATCAGTTTCAAGTAAAGATAAAGTTGTATAATTTTCTAAATTTTTAATTCTATTTTCAAGACTACCAATATCCCTCATCGTATATCTTTTGTGAGGGACAGTCTTAGTAATTATTTCAGATGCATCACGAACATATGGTGGGTATGAAATTGTTGCAACTTGGAAGGCTCCTTCATTAGGCAACGGTGCTTTTGGAACTCTTGATGGTTTACCCTCTTTTACTGTAAATATACCATCTTGCCCTAAGTATAATCTATCAACTCTTCCTAGATAATAAGAATAATCAACGACAACAGTTTTGTTTGTAACTACTGTCTCAGATTCTGATGATGCAAAACTTCTAGATGCGTACGAAAATGGAGATTTAGTGCTTGATGTATTATATGGGGATACTCTGGGTCTGAAATCAATATAATCAGAAGCGTAAGAATCAAAAACAAATGGTAAATCACTTGAATAATCAATATCATTATAACTATTCACTGTTTCAATATTACCAGAAGATTCATCATTACTGAAACGATCAAAAATAACCCTTAACTTACGAGTTGGTTTTTCTACATCAGATTTTCTAACTATTCTTGCATAATCTACAAAATCATCCCTATGACCGTTATCTAAAGTAAAATCATCAATTATATTTGAATCACCAATAGTTATGTCATCTACTGTAGCTGTAATCCCAGAGGTCATCAGAGTGATAGTTTCCTCTACTTGGAATGTATTTTCGTTTTCGTAAACGAAAGACAACTGAGACGCATTTCGAACCACTACACGGGCAACTGCTCCTGATGCTGCACCAATAAATTGCTCACCAACCAGTACGTTACCAGTAAATGTATCACTTTGTTGACTAACGGTAATTGCTGGTAATTCTGGATTATTCGTATCATTTGACTCTAAAATTGCTAAAATACGATTTGCTTCTGGAAAGTTTAGTGATATCTCTTCGTCTTGAACTCTCGTTCCATAAACTTGACTGAAAGATAATCCATCATTTAAAGATGTTGATCCAATGCCAGATCCTGATAACTCAGATCTGCTAATGATTAAATCCTCACATCTTACTAAAGATTTTGCTTTAGAAACCAATTTACTTCTTCTTATTGCGACTGTTAATTCAGCATCTCCGTTTGGAATTCCAGAAATTGTAACTTGTTTCAATTCAGAGTCCACACTTACCTGTGATTCAAAAAGGGGTATATGTACATTATCAACTTCTAAGTAGTAATTCTCTGCACTGAACAACTCAAAAAATAGTTCGCTAGTATCTCCACCAAGTCCGCTAATTTGAAATGTGACAGCATTTCCTGTAACTGTTTGTCCAAATTGTTTTCTGGTAATATAAGAACTATCTAAGACATTCATCGATGCCACATAATCATTTGCCAGTTTAACTATCAAACCAGGATTATCAGACTCATTTAGAGTTGGAATTACAACATTTACACCAGATAATGGGTTAGTGCCTGACGTATTAGTTACGAGACCAGTACAAACACCAACCACGCCTGGAACTGCTTCAATAGTTACATTGTTTTGAGTAACAGCTGTAACTCTGTTGAAAGTAGGATCTGTTTCCCCTTTTTTTCCATATGAGATAATATCGCCAACTTTTATTTGACTTCTAAAATCAGCAACTTGAGGTGATGCTAATGTATTACCACCAGTTATATTAAATTCAATACTTTCAGGAAATACTTTCTTCTTAGTGTTTAAAACTGTGTTCGCAGCAAATGCTACACCACTAATACCATTAACTGCTTTGACAGATTCAATATCATTATCAACTATATCTTCAATATCATTACCTGAATCAATTCCATTTATTAAAATTGGTTCATTAAGTTGAAATTCTCCACTTACATCACGAAGAGTTACTGATGTTCCGTTAGTAACTGCTGAAACTGCGTGTCCAGTGGATCCACTAAATTTACCTTTTACAAAAGAATCTTCAGCAATTGTTTCGTTATTTGATAATGTGAGAACAGTGTAAAGTTGAATATCATAAAGTTTTAAATCAAATGCAGTAACTCCAATACCTGCAACTGCTTTTTGGTTATAATCAAAAACTCTGGCATCTCCAATAACAGATCCAGTAGTACCCTTACTGTCATCCAATCTTTGATCTCTTAAGTTTATCTTCGCATTATCACTAAATCCAATTTTTGGTGTTCCTTTTACATGTGTAACTTTAATTGAACTTCCAACTCGAATCGGAACACTTTGGTTATTAAGTGTTTTAGTAGTTCTTGGTTTTAGCACATCTAAAGATGTTGTTGCTATTTTTTCAACCTCATGACCCCTTACATATGCTTTTCCTGATGAAATTTGCAAACAAATTGAATCATCACCAGGAGCATTTCCATTTGAAGTTGTTTGTGTATTAAAATATATTCCCTTATTACCGATTCTATCATTTAAAGACTCTCTCACTTCAAGAGAAAAAGGTCTTACATAGTAATCACCAGATTCATCATAAGTTCTTCTTGCTAATTCCTCTGCAAATGTATTATATTCTGTTTTTGTTACTATTTCTTCTACTACTCCGTTTTCAACTCTAAAAAGTTCAACAAAGTTAGAATCATCATTATCTGTTAAAGATTTTTTATGTAGCACTGTTGAAAGTTTAAATCTATCCGCACCAGGTGCCGATTCATTTGAAAATCCTTTTGCATTATCATATAAATCAAAATTTACTAATGATGGGCTTACAATTTCTTCTTTAAGTAAAAATCCAACTCTATAACTTGGATTGTTCGTGTATTGATCTAATATTATCGTGGAAGTTGCATTTTTAACAAAAAATCCTCGAATGAAAAATACTCCCTCACTTACTGAAAGTGCAGATCCAGTAGATGTTGAG